CTTGAAGAACATAATAGAAGAAAAGCAAAGACAAATTTACCTATCGTTATAAAATTCTTCATCTTCGTCTGGGTTACCACCTAAGATTAAATTTGTTTTTGAACTACCAGTAACCTTTTTCTCTACTACAGGTTTTGCTTCTTTCTTCTTTTCCCTCTTGACTTCTCGAATCTTTTTCTTTAGAATATTAGAACCGTCGGGAATATCACCGGGGTTAGCAACCCAAGCAGTCAATGCTGCTTTACCAATCTTACCCTTGTAAGGACAAGGAGTACCAGCCATAATCATGGCATCAAAAATTCGTGCATCTTGACATAGAGTAGATACAGCGGCAACCTTCATGCCCATACCAAAAAGACTACGAGCGAGTTTAATCCGTTCACAGTTATCATCAGTAATGGTTATACCAGTTGCAACACCTACTAATCCCGTTTGTACAGCACCACTTAAACCTTGCTTACAAACATCATTATTATTAATAACAACGCTAGGTGCAGATGCCGTAGGTGGAGTTTTATCTACAGTGGTCGTACCAGATACAGTGTTAGTACCGGTCACAGTCGAGGTCACCGTATTAGTCTGTGCCTGTACGTTACCAGCAACGACCAAAGCGCCGTAGATGATAAATAAGATTAGAAAAAATTTTGTGAAAGGATTCATTCGCTTCTCCATTTTTTGCTTGACAACAAATTCTAGTTGTAGTAAAATTTATTATGATGAAAAAACGAAGAGTTCAATTCAGTCTAGATGTTTTCCATCTATTTATCTATGAGAGGAAGTGAAATGGTTACTAAACCACGTAAACGACGTAAGCCTATGACGAAAGAACAGCGAGCCGCAGCATCAGAGCGACTTGCAAAAGCCCGTGCTGCTAAGGGTGAACCAAAAAATCTAAGTCTGCACAAAGATATTCGCAACTTGTCAGATGACCACCCTATATCGCCTACTAAGGTAAAAAAGTGGCTAAAGGTAAATAAAGAAGCACTATCAGCTGCCAAAAAAGATGCCAGAAATAATAAGAAACTTCTGGGTCGAGTTGGTGTGTTAGATACTTATGTAACCAATATGGAGCGTTATCTTAGGACTGGCGTTTGGATGGATTTGTTCTACGGTGAGAATCAAGAGCACCGTGTTCAGCGTCGTGTTGTTGCGCCAGCTTATGATAAAAATGGTAATATCAAAAGAGAAGTTGGTGTGATATATCCTGATATTGGTAAGTATACTCAAGAGATGTATGAAGAAGATAATCTATAAATAAACCGAAAGGGTTTAACAAATGTCAGATAATATAATTAAGTTTCCTAAAGAAAGTATTAGGGACAAAACTCCGGATCTTCCGAAAAACGAAGAGGAGCTATTCAAAGCTATCACAGTCAATCGTATGATGTTAGTTGACGAAGTGATAAATTCTCTTTTCAGTAACATGGGAACTAAATTATATTTTCAAGGATTTCCTATCGACGATAAAGAATTTTTTCAGGATTACGTTCTTGTTGGAGAAATGCTTAGGTCATTACTATATAATTCGGTAGGTGTTGACCACCCTCTTTATCAAGTTTTACTGGATAACAGAGACAAATTAAAAGACTTGACAGATAAGGGTGATTTGGTTATTCTTGAAGATGATGAAGATGGAATTTTTGACGAAGAGATTTAAACTTAGGTGAATTATGATTTTACTTGATTTTTCGCAAGTTTGTTTATCTGGTATACTTGCGAGCGGAAATAAAGACTTTAGTGAAGATTTAGTTCGTCACATGGTCTTAAATTCTATTCGTAATTTCAATAAGAGATTTTCTGAATATGGAGAGTTAGTTATTTGTTGTGATGACAAAAACTATTGGCGTAAGAAAACATTTCCTTATTATAAGGCTAATCGTAAGAAGACTCGTGAAGCATCATCTCTTGATTGGAATATGATTTTCAATACATTAAGTACGATTAAGGAAGAAGTTAAAGATAACTTCCCCTACGTTGTACTTCAGGTGCAGACAGCGGAGGCAGATGATATCATTGCTACTTTAGTTGAACGCTATGGAAATAATGGTGAGAAAATTATGATTGTATCTGGTGATAAAGACTTCTCACAATTACAAAGATATAAAAGTGTATCACAATATTCCCCTATTACAAAAAAAATGATTAAGGTTGATGACCCTATCGAATATCTTTACGAACATGTTATTCGTGGCGATACTGGTGATGGTGTACCTAACATCATGTCTCGTGATGATGTTTTTGTAAATGGATTGCGTCAGAAGCCCTTGACCAAGAGAAAAGTTTCTGCTATGATAGAAGAAATGAAACGTGGTATTACACCATTTGATGGTGAAGTGAAGCGTAACTATCTTCGTAATATTCAGTTAATTGATTTGACAAGGGTTCCACAAGACATTCGAAATGAAGTTATATATAGTTACAATAACTACGAGCGTAATAGTCGCTCTTTATTATTAAACTATTTTATTAGTAAAAAATTGAAAAATCTCATGTCAGACATACAGGAGTTCTAAAGTGAAAGAAGGTATTGCAGAAATCTTACAAAAGGTTTCTAAACAAAAAACCAAAAAAGATAAAATGAGTATGCTTTTAAAATTAAAAGATTCCACTCCGCATATTTTTACCATACTGAAATATATTTTTAAGCAGAGTATCCTCTGGGATTTACCAGAAGGTAATCCGCCATACAAACCACAACCCAAAGAAGCTGATTTACAAAATGTTTTGTATTCAGACTTTCGAAGGGTTAAGATTTTTATGAAAGGTGAATACCCTCAAATGAAGCCTATGAAACGAGAAATTTTATTTATTGAATTTTTAGAATCATTAGATCCTGATGATGCTAAACTAATTATTTCGATGAAAGATAAAAAGTCTCCGTATAAAGGTTTAACTAAAAAACTTATATGCGATACATATCCGAAGGACACGGTGGACTGGTAAAAATGGGAAAGACATTCAAACGCTCCTCTTCTAAATGGGATGATGACGATTACGACTTTCAAGAGTCTAACAATCGTAAGGCAAAGAAGTTCAAGAAACTGCGCGAGAGTCGTCGCAAGAAGCAGCATGAAAATAATGATTTAATTGAAAACAGGAACAACCTTGATGATAGACCTGACTAAGAAGACTGCATTTATTATCGGTAATGGAGAGAGCCGTGCAAAATTTGACCTCACAACTTTATCACCACATGGTACGACTTACGGGTGTAATGCTTTATATAGAGACTTCTATCCTGATTGGTTGGTGTCTATTGATGACGGGATGATTTCCGAGATTAAGAATAATTCAAACTTTCCTCTTGAGCGGTTTATCGAACCACCAGAAGAAGAAAAATACGAACCTATCGAATTATATAATGCATCGGTAGGAACACGCACACCTAGATCAAATGCCGGTATGAATGCTATGATTGAAGCAATTCGTCATGGTCATGAACAGCTAGTAATGATTGGTTTTGATTTTATTATTGCTAATGAAGAGATTGGTACATCGAATATGTACGATGGTACTGATAACTATGGCCCTAATACACGCGCATCGTTTCAAGACCAAGCCCGTCGTATGAATTACCTTAACTGGTTTATTGATAAAAACTGGGATATTGATTTTATATTCTGTTATCCTATGATAGAAGGTGGGGTAACAATTTGGGAATTTATGTGTGAACGTGAGGTCGGTGGTTTAACCTATCAGGAGCTAGAAAGTGTTCTTAATGCAGTTGATATATGAAACATTTATGCTATATGTAACGATAGGAATATGCCTATCAATATTTCATTGCTTTGGTATTTTATATGTAATAAACTATGTTGAAAATGATAAGGATATATCTGTTACTGATATAGTTAATCAAGTATTTACATGTATATTCGAATGGCCCTCAATCTTGTTTACATTTTTGACCAGGAATAAATAAGTCAAAGGAGAGATTATGCCCGAATATACTTTTTTTAACACTGAGACAGGCACGGAATGGGATGACATTATGTCAATCTCAGAAAAAGAAGAGTACCTCAAAAACAATCCAAAAGTAGAACAGGTTATCAGCGCCATGAATATTGTTTCTGGCGTTGGCGGCATTCGTAATGACGGTGGCTGGAATGAGGTTTTGCAAAAGACCGCAGAAGCACATCCCGGCAGCGAACTAGCAGCATCTATGGGTTCTAAACAGTCAACAAAGGAGGTCAAGACAAGACAGGCGGTCGAAAAGTGGAGGAAGTCAAGAGCTACTAGCGGTGGATAATTTAACCCTAACAAGAAGGAACACTAATAAATGTCCCTGCAACATAACTACGAAGACGACTATCTAGTAAATGGTAATATCACTTCGTTTCCTAATAAGAAACAGTTTAGAGAATTAACAAAGAGACAAAGGAGACAACTTCGAAAAGATCAACAGCAAACAAAGAATAGTTCCCTAAAGATTAGAAATATCCAGCCAAAGACAGACAATCAAGACGTGGTCTTTCGAAATTTTGACGATGGATATAATCTACTTCTTCATGGACTCGCAGGTACAGGTAAAACATTTATATCACTCTACCTTGCGCTGTCGGATATTATCGAAGGTTACGGTGACCAAAAGAATATTACTATAGTACGTTCTGTAGTTCCTACTAGAGACATGGGTTATCTACCCGGCAATCAAAAGGAGAAATCAAAAGTATATGAAGCACCATATGCAAACATCTGTTCTGAGTTATTTGGTCGTGGTGATGCATATGAAGTACTAAAAGGTCGAGGCATGATCGACTTCATCACAACATCTTTTGTTCGTGGTGTGACGCTTAGTGACACAACGGTCATTGTCGATGAGTGTCAGAACCTTTCGTTTCATGAACTAGATTCTATCATCACTCGCCTTGGTGAGAATAGTCGTATCATCTTCTGCGGTGACTTCAGACAAAGCGATTTAGTTCGTGATGATGAAAGAAAAGGAGTCTTGACATTCATGAAAATTCTTAGTAAAATGAAAGGGTTTCAATCAATTGAGTTTGAAGAAGAAGATATCGTAAGAAGTAAACTTGTAAAAGAGTACATCATTTCCAAAGTAAGACATGGTATTGTATAGGAGAAAATAATGAAGCGTGACTTGAATGAATTATATAATATGGTTTGTACTGATCGTAATGAATATTTACAGGCAGTTCAGGCTGTGGTAACATTCTCTGGTTTGCACGGAGAAGAATTGCAAAAGGTTTTACCTAAGTTGCAAGGTCCACAGCCTGAACTCACTCTAAACGATATTCGTGGTTATACACCATATGAAGAAAGAGATATGTCGCCCTACGAGGGTGGACAACCCCTCGACGATATTATCATGGGTGGCTCAGAGGCACCAGATATCTTAGTTGATTTTCCAGATTTTATCGACACTAATTTTTCTGACTTTGACCCCTTACCACAGGTAGATAATGATTTTTTCGCACACGCCAATACAGACTTTAAATTCACTTGAGGCAACAACAACACCAGCGGGTAGAATGTATCACACACCTGCTGGTGATATGCCTTCAATCACAACCGTACTCAGTCGCCTGAGCCGTCAAGGTATCATGGAATGGCGTAAGCGTGTTGGTGAAGAAGAAGCAAATAAAATATCAGGGAAAGCTGCATCTAGAGGCACTAGAATACATAAACTCTGTGAAGATTATATAAATAACAAAGAACTAGATTTCCGGTCACCACTGGATAAAGAAATGTTTTTGTCTTTAGAGCCATTGTTAAGTGGTTTTATTGGCAATGTCTATGGTCAAGAATTACCTATGTATTCTGAGTTTCTTGGTGTCGCTGGTCGAGTTGATCTCGTATCAGAATGGGACGGCAAGTTGTCAGTTATTGACTTTAAGACTTCTAATAAACTAAAGAAAAGAGAATGGGTTGATAGTTACTTCTATCAATGTACTGCTTATTGTGTGATGTTTGAAGAATTGACAGGAATACCAGTAGACCGCTTTGTAGTAGTTATTGCGGTTGATGGTTACGAACCACAAACCTTTTACGGCAAGAGGGATGATAACATTGCCGGTTTAATTAACGCTATTAAAGGATATTACGATGAAAAAAATCTTACTCACTGCAACCCTGCTATTTTCAGCACTAGGAATTAGTACAGCACTCGCTCAAGTACCAAAGTCAGAGCCAATTGTAACTCCATATGGTCCCATGGATTGTCTACCCTATGATGTATTTCAAAAGATTGCTACCGAGCAATTTGGAGAATATAAACGTGGTATGGGTATCACCGCCGCTGGTAATGGTATTGTGGAATTGCATTTCTCAGAAAAAGGCACATGGGTATTTGTTCTAGTTCAACCAGAAGTTCTGACCGGTGGTAGAAAGATGGCTTGCTTTGGTCCACATGGCACAGACTGGATGCAGATTGGCGCACCAAAAAAAAGTGGTAATTCTTCATAAAAGGGCTTGACATTAGTTCTCATATCAATTATAGTGTATATGTAAGTTGATGAGAGAGAGTAGATGACTAAAGTAATCTTGACTGGTAAGACTCGTCACGGTAAGAACCGCATTCAACAGCATGGTTCTGAGTGGATTGTTGAAGAGGTGCGTGGTGCCAAGATGATGCTGCGCTCTCTCGAAAAGACAGAGGGTCCACAGTCTAACAAACGATTTGATGGTCGTTGGGTATTTCTTCAGGATGATCCCAACTTTGATTGGAGTGAGATGAATGTTTGAAATTTATGTTTTTATGGTGTTAGTTACCATGGCAGTTGTAGCGGGAGTTGGTGCCACCCGTATGAAATGAGTTTATTCCTGGTGGGCCGCAAGGTGTGGCAGCAGACTGTTAATCTGTGATAGGTTGGTTCGATTCCAACACCAGGAGCTCTTC